AAGGTAGGGGGGGGGGCACGCCCCCCCTCCTCTCTCTCTCTCTCTCTCTCTCTCTCTCTCTCTCTCTCTCTCTCCACATCACTTATTCCAGGGCAAGAACTTTTGTACCCACTTCCACAAGCCCTGACCTATAACTGCACCTGCAACAAATATGCATATGGTGTAGAAGACCGTTCCCAAGACACTAGAAGTGGAATTTTCAGCCAACATAAGGTATTCCATGGTTACCTCCTTCAGCATGTTTTTCGACTACTTTTGGATACAAGACTTCACAAGGCGTATGATTGTCGTGGAAAATGTCGGTGTGGCGGAACTGGCAGACGCAGCGGACTTAAAATTCGCCGGCCTCAAAAGCTGTACAGGTTCGATTCCTGTCACCGACATTTGACGTGTGAACAATAAGGGTAGAAATGAATAAAAAGGCACGCAAAACAGCATCTCCAAAATCGTCGAAGTCAGCGAAGAGGAAGTCGCCATCATCATCCCATAGTCGATCATTAGAAGACTTGGCTAGTCGTAAGGCACGGGGGTCAGAGTCTGCGAAAACGCCAGCCTCATCATGTTTCAAAGGGCTGAAGAGCAATATCTCCCGCAAGGGGGCGAAGAAGGTTTGTGATGAAAATCTAGAGATCAAGTTCAGGAGCAGGTATGGCGCAGAAAGATTTTTGCGCATGATAGATGATAGAAGAGCAAGCATCACTGGAGAGTCGGCTTTCATGCGCTTCTCCACCAACACAGAAACTGGCGCTGTGGATTTCGTTGACTTTGAAGATGGTCCAACCATTCGAGTCGGTTCTCGCATACCTGGAGTTGGTATTGTCAAGTCTGTCGACAAATGGAACTATTCGAGGAGCGATAAGTGTAAAAAAGACTCTGTCATGGTCATGTTCAAGCATGATGGTTCAGGTTGATAGGGAAATAGCTGCACGTGCTCTTGCGCTCTGGGAAGACTTCCCATTCCTGCAACCAACTGCTGGGAAATACAAGCTTATCAGATGTGATGACGGGTGGTGCTGGCATCACGGTTCTTTCAGGTCTAAAATATCACTTTCTGAAGCCGAAGAGGCCATATCTGGCAAAATGCTTTCCGCCCTTAGAAGGATGTGGACAAAGATCAGTATCGAACAGGTCGATGGAAATAAGGTAGTCCTTTTCAGTATATCTTGCTCGAATGAACATTCAAGCATCATGGGTGTCGGGAAAAGCCCATCGCTTGCCATGTTTGATGTATGGTCTTCATCAGAAACTTAATGTAAAAAGACTAGCACATCATTCTAATGCGCCCGAACCTCAAACTGCGGTCACTTCAGTCGCAGTAGGTATTTTGTCTTATTTATGGCTGCCACCATTTCGTCTATGATGTTCATCAGGTCTGATCTTTCTCCAGAAACCTGAGATATCTGTGATGGTAACTCGCCATTGAGCCATTCTACTTTTTCTGTCAGGTAATTCATGATGGCATCAGAGCCTGGGTGATTTGTGCACTCAGTTCGGAAAGAATCCTTGGTCTTGGGTACTCCTGAGACGCCTGCAAAGGTCTCCACGAAGTCGTCTACAAGTGGATCTAGTGTTTCGTACAACTTGCCAAGTGCCTTGTGCTCGGCATAAGACTGCGTCTGCCAATGCCAAACTTTTATCTGTGACTGCATGCACAAGAATGTAGATATCATGTTCATGGTATTATTTTAGATCTTTTCCAATGCCGTCCTTTTATGGGCTATTGGATTTATTTGGATCGTAAAGTTTCCCCGTTATGGAGTCTATAAGATATCCAGATTCTAGTTGTTGTAACTGTGTATTGTTAAGTGCTTGAGATGTTTCGGATATCGAAAACAGAACATCTCTGCTCTGTTCTTCCCCTAAAAGTGCAACCGATGTCAGCAATGTGTCCATCTGCCGCTTCACCATATAGCTAGGATTTTTGAAACCTCGCACCCCAAAGATATCATAAATTGTGCGTGCGAGACTGGGATCAGAATTGATCATCATGACCGCCTCCTTGAGGATTTTGGGTGGCAGGGTTGCATTGTTATTGAGTGCATCTACTATGGTTGCTATCAAATGTTGCCCTTGGCTAGGGTATCTACGCAAAAATTCCGGGCAACCTATTTCCTCCAAAGCATTGACTAACAGTTCAAAACATTCTTTTTTTACCCAGAGGACATCGTGAAAATCTACTAAATGACCAATAAAATCGATGTACCAATCTGAATCTCGTCCTGATTTGCACACATTGTCAAATTGCTCGTTCATAGTTTTAATTGCTTGGTCACGGCTGGTACCTTTTTTTCCTGTTATTTTAGAGACGAAGTTCGTGACCAATTCATCCACCTGACGGCTCACTTTATCTTCTGAAGTTTGTGTTAAACCATAACGGGATATTACGAACATAATGTGATTTTTTATCAGTAAATCAGATGATTTGTGATTAATGAGTTGAGGAGCTGGATATGCCATGTAGGCCTCATCAAGAGCATTCATGATTATGTTTTTTAACTCGACATTGACATTTGGAGGGTCAGGTCTAGTACTGAGTTCCTGATCGGTAGTATTTAATAGCATTGTTATGGCTTTTAAGCTTGGTGGTGGTAACCTCTTTGACACCTCATGTAAGAATATGTCAGCATGCTTGCTCTGCAGATTGTCTGATACCACATTCGGCATGATTATTTTTCTCCCAAATCAACCTTTACACCTTCAGAGGACATACCAAACAAAGACAAGTAATACTCTTTATGTACGAATATAAAATTAGTTCTGTCGAAAAGGTTGTGGATGGAGACACCCTCGACTGCACTATGGATCTTGGATTTGGCGTATTTTGCAAACAAAGAATCCGCTTGCACGGGATTGATACCCCTGAAACTCATTCAAAAAACCTAGAAGAAAAGTCTATGAGTGAAGAGTCCAAGGTATTTCTTACATCTTGGATTGAAAAACATAAGGACAATTTGGTCATCAGGACATTCAAAGATGATAAATATGGCAGGTTGCTCGGCATTATAAGTGAGTCCACTGGAGAAGTCATTAATGACATAATGGTAAAACTTGGCTATGCCTGGGCATATAATGGCAGAACCAAAGTAAAAGACTTATCTCGATTGAAGGAGTTGCGCAAATCTGCAAGCTCCTGACGGTACTGCAGCCATACTTGAGGCAAGTGTGAAAGTTTCCCATCGGTGACCTGCGCATGCACCTATCATGCGCAAGTTAGATGTCAATGCAGAGGGGAAAAAGAGAGATCTATGTCCTGATAGTTGTTAGTGATCTCTTCTCCGATGATTATGCGCCTTGAGGCATAGCCATCTCCATTTGAATCAAACACAACATTTGGGATGTCTTGATGATTCACAAATGCATCGCCGTCAATCCCGAAGGTTCTGACGCCTGTCGAATGGTCAACATAACTTCTTAACCTAACTGACTTTGCGACATGCGACGGCATGGAGTTTATCACCTGATCGCTCCACTCAACCTTGATGTCGATGGACGGGTTCCTGCGCCAAATCAGTGCGCCAGCAGGCACATCTTCTTGAGCAAACAAACCAAATCCGTGAATACTAGACCTGTCTATCGATGTCTTGATCAGCCACATACATAATTATACGGTAGAAGTCGAAAAAACCTTATGAACATGCACGATACTGTAATTACGCAGTGACATTCCCATGAAGGAGCATGGTAAAAAATTGTATAATTATACTCGGAGCAATGCATGAAAAAGCCAATTTTTAGACTAACTGGTAAATTGGCTGGTGTTGTTGATCGTCCCAGTAGCAATTTGAGTGATGTATTTGAGCCGGGAACAGAGAAGTTAAAGACTGAAGTGTTACATAACATCCAGCGCGGTCTCTCCACCATATCGTCATACCTGTCAAAAGAACATCCCGGGGTCAAGATCACGCATTATGAAATCGTCGGAGCAGCAGTAACTTTCCAATACACCCCCAAGAGCGATGTAGACACCACCGTTTTCATCAACATACCTGAAACAGATCCAAGGTTTAAAGTCATCAACGATTGGATTGGAGAAAATGTTGACAACACCATGTATTTTGGGAAGAGACCATTCCAGTTCAAGATAAAACCAGATTCATCAGTGGGGGCGCAAAGTGCCAATGCTGATGCCATTTACGACCCCACTAGAGAGCGCTTTGTGAAGAGGCAAAATCCGAGTGCTGCCTCAGTGAATTATACCCAATTTGTTGAGTCAGGAAGTTCTGCGGAACGCCTAGAGTACCGTCGCATAGAGGAAAGGTTGCGAGGGATGGTGAGGTCCTGGGCAAGGGTGGGCAGAAAGGCACTTGAATCAGGAAAGCCAAGCGAGTCTAGGAATAGGAAGTGGCTTGAAGCTCAAGCTCATGAGATGGCTGAGGCATTGAAGCGTTTGAAAAAACTCAGAGGGGATGCCTATAGTCAGCCCGCAGGTTATGGCAGAATGAGTCAAAACTGGGGTAGAGGTAACATAATATTCAAAATGATGGAAAGAGATGGATACTTAGAGTTGTTTCAACTCATCACACAAGCCATGAGGAATAAGCAACTTCTACACCCACGCAATCTTGCAGCATCTGTGGAACAAGCTGAAAAAATCATGAACCAGCCTGTTGGTTTCGACCCAACCGCCAACCGAGAATAGTCTTGACAGCAGGGCGTTGAGGTCGTAAGATGACCTCATGACCGAAGGAAGACTGCCGCCTGAATCATGGGTCGTCATCTGCGGAGAGCAGGATAAACATGGGAATGTACTCATTCTTCAGGATTCCATTCCTGGCATGGGTTGTAGGTATCTCGTCTTTAGGTCTCGAAAGGCTGCTGAGCACGAGGCAAAGCAGATGAACAAGATTAGGCAGAATTTGAAGTTGACAACTGAGTACAAAGCCTGTAGGCTGAAACACCAGTGGATGGACGACCTCCTGTGGCACATATCCGAATGACTTTAACTATCAGGAAACAGAATGGACAAGAACCCAGTCGAATCTTGGCTCAGTAGACTTGCACCACTGTCTAAGGTTTCTGCTTCAGGATCAATCAGGTCGGCAGAGGTCTTCCTTTTTGGGGAGGGGGCGGCAGCATGGCACATGGTGGGGGTTGATGACCTCAGCAGGCTAGCATCACACCTAGGGCATAGTAAGTCACAGGCAACGGTTGCCAAAGAGATGAGTTTTGTCAGGGAGGTCATCAGGGAATGCTGGCGTCTTGGTCTCAAGAGCCACGAAGACCTCCAGAGGGTCACCAGCCTCCGCTGGAGCCGCCCGGCATCCCCCCCGTGCGGGCGCCATGTGGATCGCGAGGACAGGTACAAGATCATCGAGGCGTGCGGGGATGGCCACCAAGGTCTTCGCGATAGGGCCGTGGTGAGGCTGCTCCTGGCGGGTCTACGGAGGGTTGAGGTGACAGTCCTCAGAACCACGGACTTTTCGCCTGACATGTCCCATGTGAATGTTATAGGCAAGGGTGGCAGGCGGCGCCAGGTTCCTCTTGGAGAGAAGGCAAGTGCCGACCTCCTGGCATACCTGTCCGTTAGGGGAAGAGACAGGGATGGCTTCTATATCCTCCCACACGAGTGTGGAGCCTTTGTGAGGTACCACAGACCTATAACTAGCCGAGCCATCAACAAGATAATCCGCAGGGTGGCGGCCAAGGCCGGGGTGTCGTTTACGCCACACGACCTGAGGCGTACCGCCATCGGAGAGTGGCTTGGCGGGGTAGACATCTCTGTTGCCATGAAGATGGCTGGCCACTCAAACCCGCAGACAACAGTCAGATACGACCGCAGAATTCATGACGAGGAGGCCAAAATGGCTGCTTCATTCATGGATTGATTTGTCACAATATCTCTCGACTACCGCCTTCAGGAGCGTAAAATCCTCTTGATCAATGACCTGTCTCGCAGAAAAGATAGAGTCTATCATCGCCAAAATTGAAGGCTGTGTCATGCCTGATAGCGGCGACCGAGATGTTCTCATCTCTGCGGCGGAAGAAATCAGGATTTTGAACAAGTCTGTTATCGGGTCTGACGTCATCACGCTACAAAAGTTGAAGTCATACAGGCATAACTTGGTCATGTCCACCATGGATCAGATCATTGTGGATGAGGCAATAGATGAACTTGTGCGGCTCACTAGGAAGATCAGACTTTTGGAGAGGAGAATCAATAGTGGTGAATGAACATGCAAACAGGTTGTTCTCCGATGTTGACATCCTAGAATATCTCGAAAAATTCGATTGTGACGGCTATTACGACGAGAAGACAGGCGAAGGCTCACTGACGGGTCTTGTCGGGCTTGTGTACGAAGTTTTCAACCTCCTGAACGGTGGTGAAAATGACAGGTAGCAACTATTGAATGCTCTCAGGAAGATGAATGCGTGCACAACAATAGCCTTCAGGAGGATTCGTAACTCCATCGGCCGTAGTTTCTTCATTGGATCTTGCTTGACAATGAACTTGAGTGTTATCTTGTTGACAATATTTTCCATCATCTTCGTTGCACTTATCGTTTCTAACTGGCTAGGATCATGCAGTTTGCATTCATCGATAGATTAGACCGCATGCGGTTGCAGAACTTTCCAGGATTAAAAAATCGAATGAAAAGAGTGAATCTATGAATATCAAGCGTTCAGCGGAAGATGCAGATAAAGAGAATGTAGTCTTGCGCTCTATGGTGAGGATGTGGGAGGACATTGCCGAACCTGGAACTCCTAACAGGATCCTAAGCCAGTTGTGGCTTGAGGCTCAAAAAAGAGGACATGAACCCATGTCCTCAAGACACGCATGTGATTTTCTCTTCTCAGAGTTAGACAGGCACAAATCGGAAGCAGAAATGCTGCGCATTGAAATCCAGGAGATAAAAGATCAGAATTTATCTCTTCGTGCAGACATCAAAAGGATGATGTCGATACGACCGTGAGTGACGACCATAAAAGTGCAACTCTTGCATCGCTGATGATCATCATGAAAATACCTATCGAAAACCTTTATGGCAAATTTGAAAATTCAAACAATATTTTTCGTGGGTTGTATGGCAAGAAACGGTAGAGTGTCGGCGGGTGAAATCTTAAAATTTCACGGATGGAATTTCTGTGATAAATGATTAATTTGGTATAGAATATGGACAGAGCAAAAACTCACATACTTGATAGGCTTCGAGCAGAACTGATGAATCCTCATCAGCACAACAGGCAACTCCTCCAAGAAGCACACGAGGAAATAAGGATACTCAGAGACGAGGTGGTTAGGGCTTGTGCTCGAGCCATTGACGCAAGAACCAAGTTTGAGGGCAGGTTTGAGAGGCTTAAGGATGCCTCTTTTAGGGCTCTGATCACACTTGCAAAAGCATCAGAGCATTATGACAAGTCACTCAGCAAGGGAGACCCGCATGAACTCTGGGCGCTAGTAACCGAGGCATGTAAAATTCTTTATGGGTACATGGAGGACGAGGGCATAAAGATGGCAGAGCCCGAAGAATATCCTACCGATAGTGACCAGCCTCAATCGCCTGAAGCTGATCAAGAAGCGTCAAGCCAGTCTCGTCCCTGACTAGTCTTCCAACTCCTGGAGTCTGTCTCAAAATCCTGCCTGCCCCAATGGGTCTGCCAGTGGTCAATATGGGCATGACTGACCTGTAGTCTATGGTGCACTCCTCGCCACATGGTATTTCCTTTTTTGCGACGGCCCACACTGAGTCACCCCTTCGGTCCAGAAACATGTTCGGATCTTTGCTGTGGTTTGTGAGCCTACATGCTTCTGTCCTGCAACTGTCGTCACCACATGGGCAGATGATCTCGTATGTATCATCTCCCTTGCTGTATTTTTGGGGAGCAAAAATTCCCACACCATGTATGGGAGACCTTTTGCATATCATACCTGAATGCAGGGTTACTCCGTGGTTTTTTGAAGCCTTCATGAACCAGTTCACAAGGCTTTTTACCACCAACAGGGTCATCCGACCTCTTGAGACATGTGCCTTGCTCTAGAGATGATACCCATAACCTTGGCAACCCTAGTGTCATTCGGAGACATGCCTACGATTATAACCTCAATCTTGTCAAGGGCTTCTGTCAAGATTTCTTGGAATCGGGCCGCATGCAGGATCCTCTCCCCCTCGCGGGCACGAGCCTCTAGTACCATCTTACGGAGGCAGATGTGGTTATTTTCCGCCACCCCGTCTGTAGTGATGGCATGCATGGAAACTTCTTCTTCTTCTTCTTCTTCTTCTTCGTGAGGTCGCCTCGAAGTCACGGAACCTGTCAGGATTTTCCAGGTGCTGGTGTGAGGTTGGCTGACGACACATCTGCCTTTCAGTTGCCTAAGTGATTTGACGGTCACGTTAGTCTTCTTGCTACGATTGTTGTGTGCTGTGTTCTTCATGACCCCAGAATCTTACGCCTGTCATGTCGTATGATTGGCCTGCATTGGCCTGCAGGGGAAAAACGGCAAAAATGGGCACAAGAAACGAAGGAGACGCAACTATGAGCAGGACGATTAGGCCGACAAAGTGTGTGGAGGTTCCACACATGACCAAAGAGCCAAACGAAGAAGAGCATCTTCCTCGGGATTTTGAACTCCCGATTGAACCGAACGAACTAGAGAACCCTGATAATACCTCATCTGAAAAGGAAGATGAAATGCTTTTTGTTGATGGAGAAACAACCATTAACGAACATCTAGAAGACACGATGCCGGGTCTAGGTGTAGGTTTTCTGTTGACGGGCTCTGGAGATCCGCCAACCAAGGGCATATATCTTTCACACGGGGACAGTCTGACCATCTCATCGACCATAAGTCTCTATGCTTCTTATGTTGAATACATCAGAGAGACCGACCTAGAACTGCACAAGCGTGCCTTAACATACAGTTCCGAGACGGCTGATCTACACCCAAGCGTTGTCTTGACCGATCAGTATGGGAATCCAATTGAGAGGTTTAGCGATCACGAAGACAGGGACGAAGAGGACGACAACCAGGATTATGAGTGAAGATCTTATATGACGTGGATGAATGCCTGGAATGGGGAGATAGATTTTGATAGAGTGTGCACAGGAGATGCTCTCACAGTTCTTCACGATGCCATTTCTCATCATCAAGAACTGTCTGCAGATCCGAATGTCAAAGCTCTCCTCAAATTGATATCCATGAGATTCTCGATCATGAACGAGATCATCAAGAGGCAGTCAAGAAAGATAGTTCAACTCCAGAGCATCAACCAATGCTCAAAATAACTGGGCGGCGAGTGATCGCCCGAAATCAATGCGCGTCGCTGCCGCCGCTCCGATTGATTTTTTGTTATGCGGCGGTGAATGTAGAGACTACATGGACACGAAAGAAGCATTCGAGGCGTTGAAGAAGGCGATTCAAGAGGACCACAGTTATGCGTGGAGTTGGCATTGCAATGTGGCAATGCCATTTCAGGATGAAGGTGGAAATCATGAGCAAGCAAATCGTGCCGCTGCGAGGTTCATGCAGATGTTGTTTGACTTGGACGTGACCACGTTCAAGGAATGGAAAGCGTTTCCGTGGGCGGGCAAGGTAGTCGCATAACAAAAAGATGGAGGCAGAAATGCCGAACCAGAAGAACAAAAACAAGAAAGTGTCTGATGATGCGAAGCTTAGATCAGAAAAGAAGAAGGCTGAGGAGCGCGTGACGCACATGATATTCAAAAAATTAGGCAACATCTACACTAGAAACATATTCGATGCTTTCAGACTGCTGCCGGATGAGCCGAAAAGATTGATTCTTCGCGCATATAGAATTGCTTTCGCAAAAGACGAGCGCAGGATGGCGGAGCTCGAAGAGACGCACCCGAAGAAAAACTGAACAACCAGATGAACTCGTTGGTTGCGGTGGCATCCTGAAAGGGGGTTCGCCACATTTGTATGGGTGTTTTTATGATGCAACGCCCATCCTGTAGGTGTTTTTGTAGGTCAGCAGTAAGCGTTTTATAGCCAACAGGTGCATACATAGCATATCTGTAAATGATCCATATAGATCGGAATCGTAGTACCATGGTGCAAAATAATTTAACAAACTGGTTCAAGGCTGCATCTGAATCAGATCGTGTTGAAGATCTATACGACAAGATATTAGCAATGGGGCCACGAAAACACCCTACTGGTCCACGTCATATTTCGTTGGCAGATGAGTACACCAGGAGATCAAAATTCACCCGCAGCATGAGTTGGGCAGTACCCACTCGAGAGGTCATTAGGCAGATAGTTAAATGGTCTTCTGGCGGAAAGATAATAGAGATAGGCGCAGGTCGCGGTCTGTGGGCAAAGTTGCTCAGGGATGAGGGCGCTTCGGTGGAAGCGAGTGATCCAAATCCTCCCGATGAGAACCATTTCTTCAAAAACTGGGATAATGAAGCAGATCGAGATGGGCATGTCTACGACCCGGTTGAGAAGATGAGCGGAGAGGAGCATGCCTCTAGGTCAGAAACTGGCGATACCCTCATGCTTGTGTGGCCCTACTTAGAAGATTCGGGCGATGCCGATTGGCAGGCATCTGCTGTCAGAAACTTCAAAGGTGACAAGATAGTTTTTGTGGGCGAGAGTGAGGGCGGAGCCACTGGATCACCACAATTTTGGCGCGAGATCAACAACAACTGGACAATCGCAGGTCATGCTGAAATACCACAGTGGTTTGGGATGCATGATTCGGTCATGCTGTTCAGGAGAAAATAATGCCCAACTGGTACAGAAACCTATCAAAATCTGCGCAAACAAAAGGCGACCGCAGAATATTCGACGAAGTTTCGCGTGCCATTAATGATGCAATTAGGTTTACTGGACAGCCACTCCATATGTTGCCATCATTCAAAGTGACCATATTCGGGTGGCCAGTGGTGGTCTACAACGGGACCAAAATTCCTGCCTTGGGCATGGCTGTTGACCATGCGGTGGCGAAACACTCGGTCTCTCCTGAAAATAGGAGAGACGATGTCCCTGCGGCATCCACGGCCGTGTGTATGTCATCATCTCTCAGCGCAAAAAAATCATACATGTACAGGTATGTTCTGTTTCATGAGTTGGTGCATGCTGCCCAGATACACAGGGCAAGGATGAGGACAGATGTAGATTTCGACAGCATGACTGATGCTGAAGTGGTGAGGGGGACAGCTGATGGCAGCCTGCCAAGGGCCATGAGCACCTTTGCAGACCCAGATCAGGGATCTCTACATGTTGAGTTCCATGTCATGATGATGCAGAATGCCGATGATGCGATATCGACATGGAGGCGCATGGTTTCAAATGGATCAGACATGACTATGGCTGAAAACAACGTTGTATCTGCCGCGAAGAGCAGACTTGCGGACCAGATGAAGTTATATCGCAAGATGGGTACGAAAACACTAACGGAAGATTCAAGGTGGTGGTCTGTGCTCAAGCCAGCCATGGAAGCACACGACATATCAATAGATTCCCTACCTAAAAAAGAAAAGTACAGGATATCAGACAGCGCATTTGACCTGCTGCTTAAAAGATACATCATCAGATGCGAATCCCTGATAAGATCTTCGGTCCGAGCTCTCAGCCAAACACGGAGAAAGTGAACCGTCTTGAAACCGACGGTGATGTGTCGTCAAGTCTGTTGATAAAGTTCAGGTAGAATGCCGGATTGCTGGCAAGATATGAGGTGTTGGCGCCTGCAGACAATGCATCGGCGTCTTGCTCTTGCGAAAGCCACAAGACAACCTTGCCATCTACAGATGGAGGGCGTGAGGTTCCAGAAAATATTGTTTTGCTGAAAACGAGAAGTCCGCCAACGGTTGATGCACCAGCGCTGTTGATAGGATGTAGACATGTCCCATCGGACATCGCTATTCCAGAAACGAAGAACACGCCACCCGCCTGTTCCCACCAATCTTTTGTGCTCATCATCACTATGCAGGAGAGTGGGTCGCTATCCATACCTTTCAGAAGAATTCGTCCGTAATTTGCGTCCCCTCCTGGGTTAGAATTTTTCAAGAATCCCCTCACCCTGACACCATCCGACTCCCCATCAGAAGATGCCAATGTCTCTATTCTGGAGCCGAATGATGTGTTGGAAGTTGACCTGGAATAGTATGGCGAGGAGATGTTTCTGTTGTCCGTTGCTGACAGATTGCCATCATAGGTAAAATCTAAATTATTGTTGTTTGGTCTTCTTGCCGCAACCCTTGGATGCTGCGAACCTATTCTGGCATGGACATTCCCATCGCATTTTACGAAGTTTCTATTGGCGGAACCGTCAGCAAACGACAAGAAAGTGCTTGTTGGGAATCCTGGAGAAGTTTCATTACCAGACAGCAAATTATTCATCATGTTGTCATTGATGATGTAGTAGACGGGAGTAACAGGAACTTCTGAAGACTGCGTACCAGTTCCACGAGTACCCAAATGTCCGAACATTTGAGATTGAGAGTCCACTCTGCCAACCATCTTGTTCTGAGATACAGAGCAGAGAACAGGCTTCGGCTCATTCGGGAATGTTGGAGCCGGATTGAGTGTGCCGTCAGAATTGGTTGTGCCTTCGGTGGATACAAAAAGATTGCCCAAATATCCACCAGTACCCGAGACATTGTTATACACATGGTTGCCTGTGATTGTTATGCCGCGATTCCTTGGAAGTCTTCTGCCTGCGTAAAAACTTATCACAGAGGTTCCAGCAGATATTCTGCTGTTATATAAATCAACTTGTTCATAAATACTAGGATTACCCCACGAGCGATCACCAGGAATGTCGCTGAATGGATTGCCGTCGCCTTCAATAGCTCCACTTTGCAACTTGGCAGTTTCAAAATGGAATATGTTATCGCACACCTGACCACATCCTATCTGGCAATTCATTCTGTTTCCGCCGCCTTCAACTGGCTTGATGGAGTTGTGGCTTATGTTGGCTTGTATTACAACTTCTTCCATTTGTGCCTTGACATCTCTCCCCTTGCAGTTTACAAAGTGGTTTCCCACTATGGATGCGGAGCAGTTGTCGTACTCCTCCAACCCCGAAGTGATCCTCCTATCTCCTGCGAATACGAGTATTCCATCCGCATCGGTGTTTGCCGATGCCCAGTAACCCCCAGTCCCAGATGGGATCCACACAACAGATGAACCTGGATTGCCGATGGCTTCCAATGAAACCTCGCCAATGATTGCTTGAGTCGTGGTGAGTGGTTCGTAATTACCCCACCCGTCCTTGTTGTAAACGTTCTCAATGTGGCAGTTCCTGACCGTCACTGTTTTTTGTCCTTGATAATCAACTATATTGCTATACTTTTCAGGGACATAATCAACTTTTGGTATGCTTTCAAAAGGTATGTCGGGGAAATCCTGTCCGACCGCTGCGCGGACGTCGGCCAACCCAGAAGGTGTCAATTTGAAATTTTTGGCATTTGGATTGACAAAAATCCCCTGATCAAGATTCGTCGTTTGATTTGTCACCACCCAACCGCCAACTGTAGCAAATCCCTCCTCTTCCCTGTTCTCTTGATGGTTTGCATTCGTGCAGTTGACAATGACGTTCCTGTTCGCCGTATTTTTCATGTAAGGGATTTGAGAAGGAACAAGCCTTGGATTACCTTCGTGTTCCTCTATAAATGTCGCAAGTTGGGGGTATTTTGATTGATAAGTTGGTGTGCGTATGTCTACGGTGTTCATGACCCCCTTCCAATCTTCAGAAACAAAAAACATCTGCCCATTGCTGCTGACCACCCAGTTGTAGGGACTGTACCCAACTATTCTAGGAGGTTCTGTGCCTTGTCCGTCTTCAAACCACCCGTAGTTTTGTTTGTTGAATATTACATCGCCTTGACTGTTTAAAAAAGTTTGCCAATATTGTGTGCTGTAATTTGTTGACCCATATGCCGCGCCACATTCAACAAATATATTGTCTTCGACGGTGTTGAAAACACCTCCATTGAAAAACACTGCACCAAATTCAGTTTTACAGCCATAGAACACATTTTCAGAAATGGTCTGGTTGCTGTTATTGCCGTCCAAGTAGACACCGATGGTGATGCCCGTGTATGTTTCGCAACTAGGATAGAGCAGCCCGTCAGAAAGCCTCTTGACAATGTTGTTGAAGAAATTATTCTTTACTTTATTGTTTATATTGGATATGTTTGCGCCGTTATAAATACAGCCCTGGTCATCCACATCGGCCAAAAGATTATGGAAATGGTTTAACTCTATGATGTTATCATTTCCATAGCACAGTATTGCTGTGTTTCCATCGGAAAAAAGGTTCTTAGATGCTTTATTTCCAACTCCGTTCATTATCAGTCCCGCAGTCTCGTTTGGTTTCAGCTTCCCCCATCTCTTTATGGAGCACTCGGTCACAACCTTATTTGCGGCCGTTAATGTCTGCCTGTTACCTCCAGTGTTGATGACTGCACTTCTGCCGATATCATACACTTCACATTTTTGAATGGTCACATTCTTGCCGCCCATGGCCGCAATCCCATCTCTGCGCATGTTGAAGACTTTGCATTTGTTGATGGTGATGCTTTCGCACATGTTGAGTTCGATACCCGAGCCAGTACAATCCCTGAATATTAAGCCTTCTATGCTCACATCTTTCACCTTGTGAAACTTGAAAAGTGACTTGAGTATGTCTCGAGTGTTCCAAAAGTGCTTAATTTGGGTTAGTGGAAGCGAAACATCTGTCGAAGTTCCTGGAGCCCATCCAGGATACGGGAAAATCGGATCATCACCGCCGGGCAATCCGGATTCCGTTCTGTTGGTAGTTGCGCGGTCTGCTGAGAGACTTTCTCCCTTCTCGGTTGGGCCTCCTGCGGCTCGGTGTGAAAGTCTTATGGACGAATTTGCATGTATGTTTTGCGGAGGGTAGAAGTACAACTTCTTCTCGGCGATGTCAATGAGATACTCTTCAGGTGCGTCAAGCTCTTCCGGAAGATTGAATGCATACCATCTGCGTTTGCCTGGCGATGAGAAGTAAGAGCCTTCTGGGTTTGGGGTTCCATCTGGATCGCACATCGTGTATTCCTGCAGCGCATATTGACTCTTCCCAGATCTCACAGTTATATGACGTGATGTCGTGTTGATGTTTACCACCCTGTAGACCTCGTCTGCCCAATCAAACCTCCAAAAACCATGGATCCATATTCCCGAAGCCACTGCAGATGTCCAACGGCTCACCACGCTGTCGTAGGAGGCTGGATATTCAAAAATTCCATCGACGAATGGTGCGCCTGATGGAGTTGTGGAGGAATTTTCTGTCCAAACAGCTGCTGCATAGATCCCTGATGTGCCACGTTCGACAACCGATTCGACATATGCTAAGTCTTCAGATGTATATCCGTTTCTTTCAGGGGTGACAATGTTGGGCCACCTGGCAACTGTCATCCTCTTGTCGTTGAAGAACAACTCGGGTATTGCGGGCAGGTCGGTAACGTACCCAACACTACTGCCATTGCCCCCTCCATTCCATACACTTGGCGGCGTGAATCCCAAGTCAAAACTGCTGAGATCAGCGACCATGATGTTGGGGCGGACATCGGGTTTTATCTTGTTCCACACAGTGGCGTCTTGAGTCTCATTGAGTGGTCGGAATGCCGAGGGGCTGATCTTTTCTGAGCCTGTGATCACCACCTCTTCGTTGCCATAGGCTTTGTACACTATCTTTTTGCCCGCCCTGCCGCTGTCGTCCTGATTCAGGTAGAAGACGGGATTTGCAAGGGTGCCAAGCATCTTGTACTCGCCACCGCGTATGAGAATGTGGATCTCTTTCCCGCTGGTGTCTTGACGGGCAAGAGTTGCTGCCTTTGACAGTGTCTTCACGGGGGAGCCGATGGTTCCACTGTTGGTATCATTGCCGTCTTTCACTGAAACATAGTAGAGCGAATGGTTGCTGGCGCTTGAAGTTTCGGTTCCTCCAACTGCAGCTGCATATATCACCATGCCGTGGCAACCAGAGATGGTCGTGACGCCACCAAAAGGATCTCTGCCAATATTTTTCACAACGCAGCCATCCACAACGACATTTGAAGACGATGTGTATATGTTCAACCCAACAGATCCGCCAACCGGATGCCTGGACGAGTCGTTGGACTGCACAATCGGGCTCTCTGAACCAGCTGTCGTATTCAGGGTGAGATCTGTGGTGGTGTTGTAGGGAATCCTTCTGGTATACATGTTTACGAACTGGCAACTTCTTATGGTTATCCTTCCACGCCCCTGTATGCCAGACCCACTTTGCGTGCCTCCGTATTGGTCTTGAATCAGCAAGCCGTTTCCGGCCCTGTTGTCCCCATCAATTTTCAAACCCTCTATGAGAAGATCTCCTCCCCCATTGACCAACATTATCATGGTTGACACCTGACTCATCGAGTATGGGGTGGCCGCGTTGAGCTGGTCGAGAGCAAGAACCGGATTGGGCAACTGGAAACCACACTTGATGGTGGCTCCATGACCAAATATCCTGGTACCCCTTCCTGAGGGCTTGCTGGGGTTGTCTAAAGACACCACAACCTGCCTTGGGTCGGCAACACCCCCAGATGGATCCGCAACTTGCTGCGCCACCGTCCTCCTGACACTGTTCAGCATGTAAACACCAGGTGGGAAATACAGCGTTCTTGATGGACTGTCAATACCTCCGAGGGCTTCAAGTGCAGCCACGATGGCAAGTCTGTCATCTGTCGATCCATCGCCTTTTGCCCCGAAATCCTTGACGGATATGAAGTCGCCAAGCCTCTGGCTGATCGACCTTCTGACAACCCCTGCCCTTGCGGTCATTGGGAGGTCTGCATTGACGAGAGGCCTGATGATGTCAATCTGACCGTCTCTTCTTATGTTTTCTGGTCTGTGGTCTCCAGAGCCATTATCCGTCAGTTCTTCTGGCATGCTGCCTCCATCAACCGAATCCAAAGAGGGTGAAAATTCTGGGTTGAGTGGTGGAGCTGGCAGAATCAAGATTGTTCGCTATATTCACATGTGAGCATTTCGTTGTGCTCAGCGCTCCAGCCTCTATGGCTTCTAAATCATATTCAAGAGTAATGTATATCAGCAATCTACCGGCGTCCGGATATGGACGAGCCTGCGATGCCGTCGTATCTACAAGGGTTGGGTGTATGTCTATTTGGTATCCTGGCTGACCACTTACGGGCGTCGCGGTGGTTCGACCAATCGGTATAACCTTGTTGCCATCGGTGGTGAACATCATGCTGGCATTGATGTTGAAGTTCGAGGTGAGCATGAAGGTTCTTCCACGTATGTCGAATCCTCTGGCCGGGAATTTATAGGCGCTGCCTAGGGGGTAGGGACCATCTGCGCCGCCGCCGCTGTTGAGTCTCGGAGAAGATTGGACAGACACCACCCCTCCTTCAGCAGAGGGATCTCCGAAAGATGACATTCGTGTGACGCAATTGCTGCTAGAGCCCGATCGTGAATGGAATGGCAAGCCTATTCCCACATTATCCCTTGCGGAAACATTGGCAAAATATGGCACTATTACGCCCGCATTGTACACGGAGCCTGCCGATGTTGTTGGTGTTGGATTCACAAAGTGCTTGACAACTTGTGGAGCGGTGCCCGAGTGAACATTTCCTCTCAAAACTATCGAGTTCACCGAGAAGGATCCACCTTGTCCTGCGAGAAATGCGTTTTCAATCTGGTTACACATGTTCTCACAAAAATTCCAATAGCATTCAGGTGCAGCACTTGCGCTGGTGCGGGACGTAATCCATGAAAAATACTTCATGGCGCCCAGACCAACCACCTTGTTGCCAACGACGGTTCCCATCAAGACTTTCTTTTTGGGATTGGGGAAGTTGATGTCTTCAGAACCGTCAAGAAAGCAACCAATCTTGCCCATACCCGGGTCAACATTGTTGAAAACATGATTATCCCTCACGGTAATTGCCCTGATCCGAGGACTTCCAGTGTAGAAGCTTATGACTGTTCCGGAACTCTTCGCAGGCCCTGACCAACCGCTGTCGTTCTCGTCCCAGAATGGGTTGCCATCCCCCATTCTGTTGCCTGAAGCATCTTTGGCTTCTTCAAAATGAAATATGTTGTTTGAACATATCCCACAACCGGTCTCGAAGTTGAACCTGGTTCCACCACCCAAGATGGGCTTGACGTACAGATGGCTTGTGTTGCCTGTTGCGACAGTCTCATCGTTTTGTATCCTGATGTCTCTGCCTCGACAATTTACAAAACTGCACCCAACGATGGAGGCCGATGTCCTGACATAGTCTCTCGTTGTTTCCTCTAACCCGTTGGGATCTGGCTGACCTCCGAAAATCTTGAGACCATCGCAGTCAACATTCCTTGATCTCTTTACGTTGTCTAGCCATGTGACCCATCCACCATCTACCGGCCATTGAACTGCCGTGTCAACATCGGCTGGTTCTTCACTGGTGATGTTTGAGAAGTGGCAGTTGGTGACGCTCACACACCGTGGAGGATAGTAGGTGACGGTACCCGATTCGGTTGTGCCAAATGACTGTATTATGATCCCGCAACTGCCATAGACCAAGGGTGTTCCTGCACCCCTCTCCCTGCTGATGTCGGCGACCACGCAACCGTCCACCACGACAGACTTGCAGCAGCAATAGATCGTCATTCCAGTTGCTTCACCTGTCGCGATGTTCTCATGAGTACTCCCTTGACCATCCGATCGGGTGGGAAGTTGGGACAGGTCTGCAGAGCCAGTTCTCTTTTTGAATCCACGCAGAAATCTGCAGCTCCTGACGGTGATCTCTCCCCTGCCGTATGGGTCATTAGAATTGTTTACAGGGTGACCTGATCCATCGTTGATTCTGCAGCAGTATATGGCCAAGTTGTTGCCGTCAAAAGTCAGCCCCTCAAGCAGGGTGAATCCCCCCTGAGTGTTGAGCAGAAATAAAGTTTCTATCTGTGTGCCCCTTGGACTCCCTGACGGCGGGTTCCAGTCGCATCGTATGGTCGCGCCCTCGCCCAAAATAAAAATGTCCTTGCCAAGCGCCACAGTTGCATTGATGCAGTGACTCCATGTGGTCGTACCTTGACCACCAGGCGTCCTCATGCTGTACACGCCTTGCGGGAAGAACAGGGTTCCTCCTGTGGCGCCAACGGCATTCATGGCAGCCTGGATGGCAGCCCTGTCGTCAGTCAGGCCATCGCCAACCGCACCATAGTCCTTCACCGATATGAAGTCTCTGATTTTCCCATCTATCTGCCTTGCAACTGCCCCTGCCGCCGGGGCCGCAGGGGTGACAGTGGGCAGGTCAGCGTTGGTGAGCGGAACCGTGTAGTCGAGACCAGATATCCTAACGCTATCAGGCATCTGTCTTCCTCCACATCTTTTCGCGCTTGATCATCCTGCTCACTATGGGGTTATCAAAATGTCTTTCTTCTAAAGCTTTCTGAAACATATCCAGACCACCCAGATCAACACGCTTGTCCGTGATGATGAGTCTGATCAAATCACTCATTATAAATTCACCACGATGAAATCCCAAATCTTGAAAGAAAAGGGACAATTCACCCTCTGAACGACTTTTTAAAACATTTATCACCCATTCCGCCTTCATCCCAACGGTGGCATTGGGGTGGCGTACTGCAGTCCATCGAACCGTCGTGCTATCATCTTTCGATGCCTTCATCAGCACTTCAGTGGTTGCATTGCGATTGGATGCTGCAGCCACTCGAACACCGTCATACCCATCTTCCAACGCCTTCATCAAGACTTCAGCGGTTGCATTGCGGTGGCCTGCTGCCTCCTCTCGAACAAGGGGTCTCTCATTCCCCAACGCCTTCATCAAGACTTCAGCGGTTGCATTGGGGTGGCTTGCTGCCTGCCAGGGAAGATCGGTAAAATCTTCCAATGCCTTCATCAAGACTTCAGCGGTTGCATTGGGGTGGATTGCTGCGTTCGCACGAACCCTCCAATCCGTATCTTCCAACGCCTTCATCAAGACTTCAGCGGTTGCATTGGGGTGGATTGCTGCGTTCGCACGAACCCTCCAATCCGTATCTTCCAACGCCTTCATCAAGACTTCAGGGGTGGCATTCGGATCATCTTCCATGGCAATCTTATGACCACCGAGCCCCAGTGTTGTCCCGTCATGTGTACCCGATGCGTGATGAAACCTATATCCCTGACGAGACAGTCCCTCCCAATGGGGGGTCTTCTCCTCTCCAGTGAGGCCATGTGTGCTAGACTTGGCCTGTCTGTACCAGCCAACAAGATCAGGCATCTGTCTTCCTCTTATTCTTTTCGATCCCTATCATCCTGCTCACTATGGGGTTATCAAAATGACTTTCTTTTACAGCTTTCTGAAACAGATCCAGTTCACCCAAACCAACACGCTTGTCCGTGATGATGAGTCTGATCAAATCACTCATTATAAATTCACCACGATGAAATTCCAACTGTCGAAAGAAAAGGTACAATTCACCCTCTGAACGACTTTTTAAAACATTTATCACCCATTCCGCCTTCATCCCAACGGTGGTATTGGGGTGGTATACTGCAGACATTTGAATATTTATGTGCTCATTTTTTAGCGCCTTCATCAGCACTTCAGTGGTTGCATTGCGGTTGGATGCTGCAGCCGCCTGAACACAGTAACTCATATCTTCCAACGCCTTCATCAAGACTTCAGCGGTTGCATTGCGATTGGATGCTGCAGCCGTTCGAATACCCGAATCAATATCTTCCAACGCCATCATCAGGACTTCAGTGGTTGCTCTGCGGTTGAATGCTGCCTGCCAGCGAACATGGGGATCCCTATCTTCCAACGCCTTCATCAAGACTTCAGGGGTGGCAGTCAGAATTTCTGCTGTAGTCTGTCGAATCGTTGCGCTCTCATCTTCCAATGCCTTCATCAGCACTTCAGTGGTGGCATTGGAGTTGCGTGCTGCATGGAAGCGAACCGACAAATCACTATCTCCCAACGCCTCCATCAAGACTTCAGGAGTGGCATTGCGGTGGGATGCTGCCCTTCGGCGAACATATTCATCTTCGTGTCCCAATGCCTCTATGAGCACATGTTCGGAGGCATTGGGAGGCAAATATGCGGCTGCAGCAAGTAATCGCGCTGGATCATCTTCCATAGCAATCTTATGACCACAGAGCCCAAGTGTTTCTCCGTCATGTGTGCCAAGCTTGGCCTGTCTGTACCAGCCAACAAGATCAGGCATCTGTCTTCCTCCACATCTTTTCGCGCTTGATCATCCTGCTCACTATGGGGTTGTCAAACTTATAATCTTGTACAGCTTCCTGAAACATATCCAGACCACCCAGATCAACACGCTTGTCCGTGATGATGAGTCTGATCAAATCACTCATTATAAATTCACCACGATTAAATTCCAAATCTTGAAAGAAAGCGAATATTTCACTCCTTGAACGACTTTTTAAAGCATTTATCACCCATTCCGCCTTAATCCCAGCGGTGGCATTGCGGTGGCATGCTGCAGTCCATCGAACCGTCGTGCTATCATCTTTCGATGCCTTTATCAGCACTTCAGTGGTTGCATTGCGGTTGGATGCTGCAGCCACTCGAACACCGTCATACCCATCTTCCAACGCCTTCATCAAGACTTCAGCGGTTGCATTGCGGTGGCCTGCTGCCTGCAAGCGAACATCGGTATTCCAAGCTTCCAACGCCTTCATCAAGACTTCAGGGGTGGCATTCGAACCATCTTCCATGGCAATCTTATGACCACAGAGCCCCAGTGTTGTCCCGTCATGCGTGCCAAGCTTGGCCTGTCTGTACCAGCCGAATTGAACCTGGACATCTGTCCCTGATGATCTCAAGCCGTCTTGCCTCGCAGTTCCACGAACTTGCATGGGGATATCACTTTTGCTTCCTAGGCTTCTGCTGATTTTTCTTGCCGCCGGGTTGACCAAGCCCCTCCATACGGCGGAAGACGATGGCATTGACATCCATTCTCGCTATTTCTTCTTCCGTCAAGCCATGCAGGCGCAACCTCTCCACAAAGCGGTCACGCTCGCGTATGAAAGCCTCATCAATAGTGATGTCATCATCATCATCATCATCATCATCATCATCATCATCATCATCATCTGACGATGCTTTCTTGTCCATCAATGGGAAGTCTTCGGGGTACATTATTTTTCCCTCTATGCATCCATCACCTGCGAGTTTGGCATTGGCCAGGCGGTGGGAGCCGTCGATGATGTAGCCATCGTGGTCCACCAGGATGGGGAATTTCATGTCTGCGTGTTCCACCCTCTTTGTGAACTGGTCTGACGGGTTCTCCATCAATTCACCGAACATCCCCTCAGATGTTTCCGTGTTGCTGTTGATTGCCACCAACTTGTCCACATACATGTCATAAACGGGAAGGTCTTCGGCAGCCTTGATGAGATCTTTCACCCTCCATCTGCCATCTATATTTTCGTAGCTACCATCTTCAGTGGGGTTATAGGATGGCATCCAACCGGAGCTTGATCCGACCTTCTCCCATGAATCGTGGTCAATCATCGGATTCTCACCTTCTGACCTGGCTTGATGCCGGTTGGGTCTTTGATGCCGTTGAGTCTTGCCAGTTCAACCCACCTGCGCGGGTCACCAAGGTGCTCCCGTGCAATTCCCGAGAGCGTCTGACCCTGCCTCACGACAACAGTGTTGTCGCCAACCTCTTCCTTCGTCTCAGGTTGTGGGTCTTCAGTGGCGGCCGTCTGACCGCCAGCACGCATCTGGGCCACCAGTTCGACTGCTCGACCCTTCACCTGTCCCCTCCACTGGGATTTTTCCATCTCGGCTGCCGCAGCAGCCCAATCGCCAGCCTCGACAGCGGCGCGCATCTTCTTGAAGCCTGAAAGTTTGTGGCCACCAAGGTTGAATGACATGTTCACCAGAACCTCCTGAATGCCCTCCGGGAGGGAATCAAAGTTCCTGAACAAATTTCTGGCGTCGGCAATTGCAGTCTTCAAATCTGCATTGGCAAGTTTCCATGCCTCTTCTCTCGTGATCGGTCTCCGACCAGACATCACAGCCTCTGCATCAAGACCTGCTGCCATCAGCAGGTCTGCAGCATTCTTGCGCTCCAGGTTGAATCCAATACCCACGGACAACACGCCCCTGCTGTCTCTGTATGTCTTTGGGCTGAAGCCCTCGTGTCTCTCAAGGGTCTCCAAAAATTTCGGGGATGGGGTAAATGAAGAAGCCGCAACCTGAACGGGCGCCTGAGCCTCACCAGGCTGAGCCCCATCAGATTGAGAAACTGAACCACCCATTGCCAGCGCTGCTGCCAGCCCAAGCGGTGCCAAGATGCCTGCCTCTTTTGCATGCCCATACCAGTTCTTTTCCATGCCATTCATTTCGGCACATGGGGTTCTGAACCTCCAAAGAAGGATGTGGTAAATCACCAAAAGGATTGCCTTGGTGGGAGGGCGTACCAAAATGGTTCATAAAATAGAAATGATGGATCAAGAACAAAAACATGCCCGACGACATGCCCTCTTGTGGATCTACTGGGTTTTTGAAAAAAGAGTAAATCCCACCCTTAATGAGCCAAACGGGGCTGCAAGGAGCATAGATATGCTGTCCTCTGAGTTTCCGAAACTCGTGGAGGCAAAAGAGATTGCGAAGACGGGTGATATGGAAGGGGCCCTTGATGTAGTCAGGGAGGTTATGAGAGATGAGGGTGTCTCTGAAGATGATCTGATAAATTATAAAATTCCCAATAACAATTGGTGGCTGAGGGCATCTCCTGAGGAGAAAAGGACCAAGACCAAGCCATGCCTGAATGGCAAGGAACCGAGCAGGCAGACCACCGTCACCATCGCACAGATGGCAGAAGAGGACATCAACCCCGATGTGCTGCAGTGGCTGAACACCAAGATCGGGGACAGGACACCGCTAGAATGGCTGGGTGAGTGTCCTCAGAGAGACACCCCGCTCCGGCTGGAGAAGTTCCCCTTCTCAAGCGCGGGCAATAACATAACGTCCATCAAGTTGCCCAACAATGACCGTATCATTGGTGTGACCCATGAAGGCTTGGATGTGTTCAATATTGTGTGGACAGGAACCCACGCCCAATATAACGCCATCACAGGCAAGGCCCCCCGCAGCAGAATTCAGGAAATCGCCAGCAGGATCCCGAGAAAGGTCATGTGGGCGCCTCCGGTTTTCTTTAAGAAAACGAAAGTGTCACACCATGAACCATCGAGCATCAAGACGGCTGATGCGTGGACAGAAGGAGGGGGAGACTGCTTCCTTGCCACAATCAATGCTATTGTCAAGAGGCATATGGATGGTCACAGCGGAGACATGCTGGTTCATGGTCTGGTGTGGGGAAGGGGGGGTGCAAGTGGGCACAGGTTCCCTCACGCCTGGATCGAGAACTCTGAAGATGTGTGCATCGACATGTCGAACGGCAAAAACATCACCATGCCATGTCAGATTTATCATGCGCTCGGCGGGATAAGGAAGGATCAGGCGGGCGCATATCGAAGGTACACCATAGAAGATGTGGGCAAAATGATTAAAAGATACGGACACGCAGGTCCATGGGGGTTGGACGAGAGTCTCCAGAGAGTCCCCGGTGATCGTATGGACGACGGAGATGTCTCTCCCACAAAACGACAGCGAACAAAGAAGGCACAGTCTTCACAGCTGCCCAAGAAAACCATGCACATCATGCGTGGAGTGACTGGCTATGGGAAGAGCACACTCTGCAGGCGCATGGCACGCGAACTTGGCGAGGCGGGCGCATCAACCGTCATACACTGTCCCGACGATGCCCACATGACCGCCCCAACTGACGAGCACCCAGATGGCACATACGAATTCAAACCACAGATCCTTGGGGTGATCCATGCAGAAAATCTGCAGAACGCCATACGTTCCATGGAACGCGGTGTTGACCATGTGTTCATCGATGCCACCAACCTGCTGCTGGAGCGGATGAGGCCGTATGTCGAGGCTGCCATCGAAAATGGCTACCAGGTCAACTTTATTGATATGCACGAGCAGCCAGGCGTTCCAACCCATCAGGAACTCATGGAGCGCCACAGGCTTCGTGGAGAGCGGATACCAGGGTTCGACCTGAGTGACATCGTGGGCAGGATGGAGGCGCAATACCAGCCATTCACTGGCAAGACCAACGAGGAGCGGGTGCAAGAAATTCTCGATTCCCGCAATAAAAAATGAACAGGAACACACACACGCAAATCAAAATGTCAAAATCTCAGTGGCAGCAGATCGGCATGAAGGCCGAATGGCTGAAGACTTCTTCCGAAGGGGCAGGTGATCACCGCCCGATGGATCCATAAACACAGACACCACGAGGGAAATTTAATTTCGACCCTGACAAGCTGCGAGGGATATCAGACGTGGGTGGGATCGTCAGCTCATCAGGGGAAGAGAAGAGATCTTCCTCCGTTGGAATGTCGCCAACGACATCAATTTTTTCCGCATCGGCAATCTACATGCAACACAAATTATCACAATCTGGATGGCGACGAATAGGAAAAGAAACAGGCTGGCTGAAGGAAGCAGGCAACAAGCTGGGCGACCTGATCGAAGCAAAGATTGGGTGGGCCCGCACTACCAAAGACGACAAGTACGGTCGAATGCTTGTAGAGATATACTCAGACTCGTCTAGTGCGTCTTTGAATTCTTTGATGATAAATGAAGGCTATGCTTGGGGATACATGGGAGAAACCAAAGCAAAAGACTTTACTTTGTTAGATCAAGTGCGTATAGAAGCGAAAAATAAAAAAGAAAGATGGGGAGAATCCTAAGTCCTAAGTTTGCTGGCATATCCTACATAATTGATATGAATAAAGATAAAACTATAGTTAGATTGATGTCAGAAGAAAATCCCGAAGGAAAATGTCCTTATATTGTATCTTTACCAGAAAAAAAAAGAGGATGGATGGATGTCAACAATGGTCATGCATATCGTTGCTTGCCTTTGAGTGTTGCAAATGGTTTTGGGTGGGAGATTTTAAATCCAATATCTTTTGACGCAACATGGAATGGAGATATTGGATATCAAAATGCCATTAAATTTAATTTCTGTATAGAAAGTGAAGAAGATAATACCTTCATCAAAAAAAATTCTATAAGTTCTCACTTTGGAAATGGTATAGTAACATTTTCATATCTTGGATTTATTTTTAGAACATCCGAAGGACATAACCTATTTGTAAAAGGACCAACAAATCATTTTAAACATGGCGCCCAAGCACTTGAGGCAATAGTTGAAACTGATTGGCTTCCTTATACATTTACATTGAATTGGAAATTGACAAAACCCAACGAAACTGTCCAGTTTTTCAGGGGAGAACCACTGGCTACGATTTTTCCAATTCCAAGATATTATCTTGAATCATTTGATGCAATAGATCAAAGAGAAGATCCAAACTCTGATTTTGCAAAAGAACATAGAAGTTGGGCACAAAAGAGAGAAGAAATTAAGTATGATGCAAACTCCAATCATTCCTTATACACTAAGGGCATTGAGAGTATGGATTCAAAGAAAAAATTTGAAAATCACCAAAGATCAATAAATGGGTGTCCCTTCCATAGAAAGGAAATAAATAATGGAACAATTTCAAGCGAAAACAATTAATGGATTCTTGAGTAAGAGTGAATGTGAAACACTATTAAATTATGCAAAAACCACAGATATGTGGAGACCAATTCCAAATAATTTTTGGGACAAAAGAACTATAAATTATAGAGATTTGCCAAAAAACATTAAAGAGTTGTGTAAAGAAATTATTTCAAGATTACAAATAACACTTCACAATGAATATAATTTGGAAGAAAAAGTATATCCAGATACTTTAGATGTTGTCCGTTGGTTTGACGGAATGAAACAGATTCCACATTGTGATGATATGTCTGATAATGAAGAACAGCATAAGTTATTTGGTGAAAGATATTTTGGTTGTGTAATTTATTTAAATGACGATTATCAGGGTGGTAAAACATATTACACAGAACACAATTTTGAAGTAACACCAAAGGCAGGAACAGTTGCAATGCATTTGGGTGATTGTAATCACAGACATGGTGTTACCGAACTAAAAGGAAACACTAGATATACTCTTGCTAGTTTTTGGGGTTTCAACAAAAATAAGGAAATACAATGAAAAAAGTATGGTCAATAGTAGGAGCGGGTAAAGGAAGTTCTGCGTCCAACCGCACACGCCAAAAGACCCAACCGCACATGAATTTCAACCTGTCAAAATTCCAAATCATAAAAAAACCGGCAGACGAAACCAGAGAGCATACACTGCTCGACCTGTATCCAGAAGGAGAAAGAGAAGCCATCAAGGAGTACGGAGACACAAACCTCCAAGAAGCACAGGGCGTAACCAAGCTTTATCCTGAACGGTTGCGGCTTGAGGAGGCGGGTATGGACGCCCTTGCTGTACATATTTTCAGAGAGATGCAGAAAGAAAGGGCAACCGGAACAAAAAGAGTGTCAGAAAATCTCCAGCTACAGGGAGAGGCCGCAGTAGATAAACTACGCATAGAACAGCGAGACAAGCCCAAATTCAAAAGACTGCTTGCACTCACCGCCTTTCACCCAAACCCGTATGTGAGATTCATAGGGATACGCGATTTCGGGAAAGATATATCAGATCTCCATGTGAAATACCTCGTCAACGATCCAAACACAGAAATACAGTCACAGGCACAGTGGGAGTCTAAACGCAGAGATATGGGTGATCATAACTCTTGACAAATTAACCGTCAGTGGGCAGTTCAGACATGTCGTGGAGGGCACTCTGTGGTACGAACCATGCTGGCGGCCTGCCGCCGTATGTCTTCTGACCATGTGGATACTTCTCTGATCCACGCAGCCAGCCAACCACCCTGAATCTGCACCCATCACCAACCACCAGAACATAAATTTTGTGGTCCGAATCGTCGTTCCGCAGGATCAAGTCAAAATCATCCCTGCTCCTGGTCCTGACCTCATAATTTCTCACATCTGGGGTAGACCTGAATGTGTTGACAGTCAGAGGATCCGAAGATCCGATGAACTTGCGGAAGGCAATCTCGCCTTTTGCCCCGAGGATGTGGTATTCTGAGTTCTTGTGACCAGCTGCTCCGTGTTTGTCGAGCAACCCCATCTTCTGAACGCCATCCATCCTGCGTTGGGCAAGGCTATATGCCTCGGCCAGTTCGTCCCTGTCCAACACCACATGATTTGGTGCTATGTTGTTGTGATTATTTGTGATGTTGTGATGATCCATTTTTTTACTTGTGTTGAGTTGTGATGTTGTGATGATCCATTTTTTGACGGGTGTTGACACCGAGGACTGGCGACCGTTGTGATAACCCATTTTTTGACGTGTGTTGACACCAAGCAGCTTCAACCAGGAGGTTCTTGCGAAGTTGTGATAACCCATTTTTTGACGGGTGTTGACACCATCCCACGCGCTCGACCTAACCGCTATTAGTTGTGATAACCCATTTTTTGACGGGTGTTGACACCTAGATCGTGATGGAACCGCTCTTGCTTTTAGTTGTGATCACCCATTTTTTGACGGGTGTTGACACCTTTACCCAAATGTTGTGATCACCCATTTTTTTTGACGAGTGTTGACACCTTGAGCTGGCGCTCAGAGAGATACTGTTGTGATAACCCATTTTTTGACGGGTGTTGACACCTTTAGCTGGCGTTCCGACAGGTGTTCATGGTTGTGATAACCCATTTTTTGACGGGTGTTGACACCCAATACAGATTTGGAGCACCTCCAAGTAGGTTGTGATCACCCATTTTTTGACGGGTGTTGACACCACCAGCTAGGCATCATGCAGGTACACGAGGTTGTGATCACCCATTTTTTGACGGGTGTTGACACCTCAACCCTGAGACTCGGCAACTCAGTTGTGATCACCCATTTTTTGACGGGTGTTGACACCTTGATCGTGATGGCTGCCGCACACTCATCGGTTGTGATCACCCATTTTTTGACGGGTGTTGACACCCTAGACTTCTAGATCTTTCCCAGCTCATCTGTTGTGATCACCCATTTTTTGACGGGTGTTGACACCACAGCTCTTTGAGCCCTGGGGGTGGGAGAGGTTGTGATCACCCATTTTTTGACGGGTGTTGACACCATAAGATGGGTAATGCCCTAGCGGGCACCCCACGTGTGTGGAGTGCTTTACCCTGCAACCATTTGATGTTGTCCACAAACAGGCTGATGCCACATGTGGATCCAAAAAAGAGGCGTGCAGTTTCCAGAGCTGGGTATTTCAGGAGATATTTTTGGATATCACCCCGCAGAAAGTTTTTTGTGCAAATCGGTTATGATCTGCACGAACTTCCCGAATGGGATGACCCCTCCAAAGACAGGTCCCTGCCGACCCCCATCATCACAAGCTGGGTCGGTGCCGCAGTAGAGGTGTTTGAAATCTCTCATTGCAGCATCCCTGTTGATTTTTGTACCGTCGATATTCGGATGAGAAAGATTGAGAGCAGCATAGAGGTCTCTGTCAACGGTCACACCGTTCCTGACAATTTCCCTCACGTCTGCCCCCAACTTAGTATACGCACGTCGTGGGTTCTTCTCAAAAATATCTGTGCCAGTTGCTCTGTATTTTTTCTGATCAACCAGATACAGATGCCCCTCTGAAACCTTCATGGGGTTTTTTCTCAGGTCAATCGATCTCCTTCCGCATCTGTTTGAAGCTACGAACATTGCGTTTCTGAATGCCCCAGGAGAACCGCGCTCCACGCCGCGTCCGTGGTCTTTTGCCCAGCCCGCAACATCTCCGCCCTCCGAAAACAGACGGCCGCCGATGCAGCCGATGAAGGTTGCAACCCTGTTGCGGAGGTTTTTTCTGGCCTCTACGATCTGACCCTCTGTCCTCTTCATCCTGCGATGCACATCTCTCACTCTCGCGGTCCAAAACTTACGCTGCAGGCGTTTGCCCTCCCCCCACGCACCACCTTCGCGGATGATCCCCAACTCTGTTGCTCGGAGACGACACCCCTCGCTGAACCTCTTTTGTTGGCGCAGCAGCCGCCTCTCGCGTCCTCTGCACTCTTCAACGGTTGATAATTTTCCGGCGAACACAGTGAGACCAGTCGAATCATCAACAATGTTTACCGAGACGGTTTCAGTACCCAGATCAACACCAACGGTGCATCCAGGGAGAAGATTTTCCCTGTCACGCAACTTTCTGCATGAGTAGAGGATGTGCACATACCACAGCCCGCGATGAAAAACTGGCATGACCGCACGCACCCTGCTCACAACCTCCCTGTCCCTGATGATGTGTACCAGATCGTCGCGCTGCCTTCCTTTGTCCTGCCGTGGATCCCTCAGGGAACACCTGATCCTGTGAACATTCTCAGGCCGGTCTCCGATGATCCTTCTGCTGGCACCACTCCTCCGCACAAGGAGGTAGAATGTTCCATCACTCATCAAAACAAGCCTCCCACCGTTCAGAGAGGTTGTCCTGTCGCCAGTGCCGCACCGATGTCTGCGTCCTCCCCGACGCAGGCGGAAACGGTTTCCGTGACCGCTGTTCCGGATGCCGTTTGAGAAATTTTTACCCACCTCCTTTGCAATTTCGCACACATTTGTTGGGGAGAGGTGAGCTCCGACCCACCCGTCGAGGATGTCACCACCCGCCCCATCATCATGCAGGCCCCACACGTGGTCTTCGACCTCACACCAACGTTTACCACGCAGTAGCGCCCTGGTGAAATAGTGTGTATTCCCCTTGTACGAGCCCCACCTCTTGCGAAATTCTTCGAATGCGGCGGCGAGCGGCGTGTCCGCGCCCGCTCCACCCCCCACCTTCCCACCGAAGAGTGAATCCCCCAGCCGACGGCACCCCTCGTCAATTTTCGTCCGCTCCCTCTCAAGTTTTTCCACCCCCTCCACATCCCCCGCCAGCCGTGCGGTGCGTATCAACCCAGAAACCTCTCTCCTGCGCCTCACCATCCCCTTCCACCTGTCAACCTCAACCTTTCTTGCGGCCCCCGACACACCCGATGCCCCTGCGTACAGGACATTCTGCCGCTCCTGGGACCCATTTGCAAGGTTGCAGTGGTGGTTCAACTGGTCAACCGCAGTTTTGTAGACATGCGCGCATGCGAGCTCCCTGTTTTGCAGACATTTCACCGCAGCTGCATCCGGATGGATCGGCAGAATCATCGATTTGTGAAGTGGTTCTGAAGAATTCTTATTTTTTGCCCGGCGTTCCTTTGTCGTCTCCCCAGCGCCCGGCGGGGCACCCTGGTCTGAGTTCCAAACCTCAACCACACCACCATCACGGGGTGACTCCACACCAGCTAACCCTGCAATCAGACGTCCAAGCCTGCGGTCATCTATGATTTTCTTTTTATGTCTACCCATGCCCAAACTATACGGGCGGCGACCCCCCAAAATGACCCCATCCGACCCCGACGCCAGATTCCCCCCGTAACAGTCCCCACCGGATCCCACCACCTGTCGAGAAAAGAGAACATGAGACCCTTCACCTCATTCTGGCAGAAGTTGGGGGGCATC